CCACGGTTGCCAATCGCGAAAACCCTTGTCGATTGCGAGCCATCCAAATTTAACATTTTTAATGTCGATAGCCATTCCCTTCGACACGTCAAACTCAATCTCTTCCTTTTCGTAGTTGACAATTCTCCATTTATTTTGCGGGGTATGCACCCTGATATATTGATTTGCATCATTTGTTTCTTCACTAAATGTTATTGGCATAATTGACTCCTTGTCTTATTCGCCTTGTGTAAATTTAAACGCCCAACGGGGGATCTCAACAGTTTGCGTTTTGCCAAAATCATAATCCCAGACGTCAGTTTTTAATGCTTCAGAATATTTCTCCAGAGCATACTCGACAGCCGCAGCGCCCTCTTTGAGCGATTGACTGCTAAGTTCATAGACCCCAACTTTAAATGGGGCTTTTTTTCCTACGCAGATAAATACAAATCTATCTACCTCTTTTTCTGCTATCATCATTACCCGTCGATAAAACTGGTCTTGGAAGTGATAGGCGAAATTCGCTGTAGCTTTTGCAAAACCTTCTGGAGAAGGATCTACCGTCGTCTTGAGGTCAAGCAGTGTTGCTATATCCTTGCGCCATCCGTCTGGACGGATACGCACGTCTACATTGTAAATGGCGTCATGTGCAAAAATACTTTGCTCGACTAAAAGATCTCCGCTCAATAGCTCAGCCGCGTCAGGATTAGCTCGAACCGCTTCGGCTGATCGACGGGCTACGTCATACTCTTTGGTTGATAATAAAATACCACCCGCAGCCTCGGCCTCAGCTAATAGCTCCTTATATGCGTTTGAGTTAGCGCGTGCATCGGTGTGCAACACTGTATCAGCTTTATCAGGCTCGAACACGAAAGTATGCGTTGCAGTTCCCTGAAGCATAGCTCTCGTCGTTTCTCTCTCGCCATGCTTAAAATCTGCTAAGCTTTCATAAGCTATAATCTTACCGCCAGAAGCGCTCAATGCGGAACTACTGTGGTACTCCGCATTTGAAATGCTTTTTATGTTGGCCAAGTCCTTGTCCTTCCATAGTGTGCTATCAATATACTTTCTGCCCGATGTTCATCTTTTTTTCTTTGCAGTTTTGGCGTCAAATCTGGATACCATTGCTGCGCAAGACGTCTTGCTGCGTCTTTATCTTTTGGTAGTGCTAGAGCTTTTTTCCAAGCTGAGGGCGCGACTATCGTATGTGGAAAGTTTGACAAATTGCAAGTCGCAACAATTTGTCCAAACGCGTAACCTAGTTTAAAAGTTGAGCTGACACCTTGTTTCGGCATGGGTTGTTGTCTCTCGATGTAAATGTGTTTAACCGGACCAACACTTTTAATTAATCCCATCAGCAAGCCAACATCGACGCCGCCTTCAGTAAATACTGGCAGATCCTCTACATCCGACCATTCGTCGCTCACAAAACCTACGCCGCCGGTTCGGTAGCCGCAATCAATGCCAATAATCATGCTTAAACTTAACCTTATCTTTTTTCAGATCCTTGAGAACCAACGACCGAAAGTATGTATTGAGAGAAATCCCCAGACGATTAGCCTTATTTTTAGCAAGCTCGATAAGCTCTTCCTCCATTCGAGGACCGACCTGACCGATCTTTCGTTCCTGTTTTTGCGTGTTCATTTATATCTCCTTTAACGCATCGTTAACAGATTGTGAGAAAAGTGCAAGTTATTATCGAATGTCTTTTTGATTTCTACCTCTCCTTATTTGCAAGCTACACAGATCTGAGCTGTATAGTTAAAATGATTATGAACGATAGCGCCATTGATTATAGTGTCGTTCTTAGGGTTGCCAACGCGTCGATTAACTCTGAAGTAACCGTCGCCTTTGTTAATGTCGCATCCGCAGCAATCACACTTGTAAGACTTTCTAGCTTTGATTGGCTTTGGAGCTTGTCTAGTAACTTCGATTTTTGACTGTAGCTCTGAACCCCAAGCTCTGAAAGCAGCGATTGCAGCGTCTTGAGCGCTTGATCCTTCAAACTCGCCGCTTAGCTTTCCGTCTACTGATGCTATGCTGAATATTGCCATTTTTACTTCTCCTGATTCGTTATATAAGTATAATGCGTTAACAATCTGTTAACGTCAACCCCTTATTTCAATATAAGCCAAAGTATGTTAAAAAGAAAAAAATGGAGTTTATTTATGGATTTACCAAAAGTCAGCATTGCTGTTGTAGGTGTGGTGATAGCACAAATTGGTGGCTTCATCTGGTGGACTGCACAGCAAGCTAGTACAATAGCCAACCTCGAAGAAACTGTGAACGTTTTGACCGTTGAAAATAATGCGACAGACAGAACGAATTTGATTAGAGATGTAGAACAAAATGCTGAAAGAATTGATGAAATGATTGATATAATGGCTGAGTTTTATGAAGATATGGAAGATGCAGACAATGAGCTTTGGGATGATATTGATACATTGCACGAGGAAAGTGCATCAATGGCAAGTCACATGATGGCTATTGTTAAACTACAAGGGAGGATAGCTGTTTTAGAAAAAACTGTCGAATTTACTCGTAAAGACGGCATGTAGTCATGGATCCTTTAATTATTTTGGGGACCGTCAAGGGCGCGATTTCGGCGGGTCGGTCACTTTCATCTTTGTCGAAAGAAATAAGTAATTTTTTTGATGCAACAGATAATGCAAAGAAAAAACTCCAGAAAAAAGGCGTGTCTGGAAAAAACGTAAACGCCATAGCGATGGAAAGGTTTGCAAAACTGAGACAGGCCGCTGAAGCCGAAGAGGAGCTTAAAAAATTTATATGCGAGTCGTTGGGACCCAGCCATTGGCAGACGCTACTAAAAATACGCAGAGAAGTATTGCAAGAAAAAAGAGAAGCAGAAGCGCAGGCAAGAAGGGATCAAATAGCACAACAAGAGCTTATTATTACAATCGTTGGTATAGTTGTTTTGTTGATTTTTACATTTGTAGGAGCGGCTGCTTATCTGCACTATATGCAATGGATTGACGTAAGGGATTACTTTCCATGATTTATGTTTTAATATTTTTACACTTTATAAACACAGATAATTTGCATTATTACCAAATAGGAACCTATTCGGACAAAGAGCAATGTCTAGCACAGGCAGAAAAAGCAAAAATACTAGTGACACACAACTCAATGAAAGTAACCTGCCTCGAAGTGAACGCCCAACAATCATAGAAAGGGGCAAGAAGTTTGCAGCATATGATAAAAATGGTAAACTAATTATATTAGGGTATAATAGGCAAATAATACAGGAGTATGCAGATGCCCAAAGCAAAATACGATTTAAACGACAACGGAAAAATAGATCCCGAAGAACGCGAAATAATGCTTGAAGACCGCCGTAGGGTCATGCTCGACCAAGACGCACGTAGGGATGCCCAAAGACGCATGTGTTGGTTCAGCCTGTTTGGGATGTTACTTTTTCCGTTTGGCGTAGTATTTACTGAGTGGATGGATCTTCCGCAAGCTTCAGTAATGCTTTCCAGTATGAGTAACATTTACTATGTTTCTATAGCGGCAATCGTTGCAAGTTATTACGGTTTCACAAACATGGGGTCTAAAGAATGATAGGACAAATTATAAACGCAGCCGCTCCAATCCTCGATAAGTTTATCGAGGACAAAGACGCTAAGAATAAAATCAAAGCGGAGCTTGAACAATCTATAATCGGACTGCAAGCAGCTCAAGCTGCCGCGAATGTGGAGCAAGCGAAGCACTCAAGCATTTTTGTGGCCGGCGCTCGCCCCGCTATCATGTGGGTGTGTTGCCTCGGCTTACTGACAAACTTTTTTATAATGCCACTAGCTGAGTGGGCGACGTCTATCTGGGCGCCAGATACGCCTCTTCCTAGTCTAAATAGCGAAGAATTAATGACCTTAACTTTGGCGCTTTTAGGATTAGGAGGAATGAGAAGTTTTGAGAAGTCAAAAGGTGTAGCTAGGGAGAGCATGAAAAAATGAGCGAAGCACTAAAACATTTACAAGAGAAAGTCGGATGCGAAGTTATCGACGGAAGCTTCGGACCTAACACCGCCAAGAAGATTGTAGCTCATTACGATTTGTCTGCGTTTCGTGGCGCTCATCTGCTTGGCCAAGTACACCACGAAAGCGGCGGCTTTAACAAGACTAAGGAAAGTCTCTATTATAGCACTCCTGAGCGAATACAGGCGGTCTGGCCGTCACGTTTTCCTACTGTGGCAAGTGCTGAGCCATACGCTAAGAACCCTGAGAAGCTCGCCGGTAAGGTTTACGCCGGACGTATGGGTAACCGCGACGAAGCTGAAGCCGCAAAATTTTTGGGCCGAGGATTTTTACAGTTGACAGGTCGTCAGAATCACAGAGCTTTTGCAAGTGACATGAGGTTGCCAGAGGTAATGGACAACCCGACATTGTTAGAAAAAGAGTACGCTTTCGAAAGCGCTATATGGTTTTTCAGAGCTAACAAGCTTTTCGAAATGGCTGATAAAGGAATATCCGAAGACAACATCCGTAAGATAACCCGCCGAATCAACGGCGGGTATCATGGTATAGATGATCGTATCGAACAAACGAACAAGATATTTAGTTGGATTTTGTAAGCGGTTTAGATTGCGGTCTAACTAACTTTGATCGAACTTCAGATACAACGCAATACATAGATATTTCGTTGCCATACAGCTCGTATATGTAATCGTAAAAATGATCGAATGTTCGACTACTTAAAGCCTTCATACAGTGACGCTCACTTTCAAACCATACGATGGTATCAATCTCATGATTATGCAAAGTATAGGAAAGAATTAATGCTGTAAAATATTCTATCATTTCATTTTATGCTTCGAAATGTATTCAGATACTTTATAGCGGCTTAAATCCACAACTTTAGATATTACTTTTACGTCCAAACCTTCATCGACCAACATTTTTATTTTTTTTGCCACAGCGTCAAGTTTAAGTTCTTCAGGCTCAGTTTTTTCTTTTGTTTTTTTAAGTAATATCATGCCATGTTTTTTAGATAAACGAACATTACATATAAAAGCGTCCTCTTTCATTAGAGGCAAAATTGTCACCCATAAGTTTTCACTTGGCGCCATATTTTTTGGCCAATTAATTTGTTTCATTTTTTTTAACTAATTTATTTATCTTTGTTTCTAAAATATCCGTAAGTCCTAACAATTCTTGTGTGTCATAAACCCGAAAACTGCCTGATAATGTTTGATCTTTCTGCATATTATTAAGCTTGCGCTTTATTCTAATTAAAACAGAGTTAATATCTTGCCTTTCATCCATTAGCTACTCCAAATTGAACTATCTCAAATATAATCCATAAGAACGCTAGTGCATATAAATATATATAATCAACGCTTTTCATTTGACTTAAGCTCCTTTTCAATTTCATTTTTTACATTTCTTAAAGAGATTAATTGCGAGGGCATAAAACCGTGGCTTCCCTCTTCCTCTCCGTCCATCTCAGCGATAGTTACTTCAAGCTCGCGGATAGAGTTTAGAAGCATTTCAGCTTCTTCTTTTTTTACTACGATTAACATATTTATTCTCCTTCCGTGTAAAAGTGTTAACAGCAAGTGAACATTATCGCAACAAAAAAATACCCCGCCTAAAAAACGGGGTTAGTTCGGAGAAGTATATATGTAAAAAAGCATATACTATGTAACTAACAGTTAACTAACGTGGGCTTGATACGCAAGACTTATCTGGCTAAACTCAAAAAATATTAAAAGGAGGTCATTATGACAGACGAAGAATTTAAAGAGTTGATTCGTATTCTTACGCAGCCGCACAGAGTTCAGAATGTGTTTGCGCTTTTCAAACATTGCGAGGAAGCGGCTGAACTACTACAGGCTCAAAGATCAGAACTAGAGGCGCTTAGAGTAGCAACGCCAAAACCAAAGAAGGCAAAAGTCACAAGCTCAAAAAAAAAGCGAGCTAGGGACGAAAAAGGGCGCCTCATAGGGGACGACCCTAGCACTTCTGAAAACGAAGCTTGGGTTAGTTCTGATTAAATTGAGATAGTATACCGCCTAATGGGAGGGGAGAAGCTAAAGGTCTTCCCTCTCCTCTTAAATATTGACGTAAAAACCTTTGACCTTCTGGAGTTCCTAAAAGCCTGTTACGACGTCTTGCTGTAGCGGCTGCAACACCGCCAATAAGTCCGGCTGTTCCCATACCCGCCGCAGTTTGAAGAACGTCGCCAGTTTGACCCATGACTATACCAGCCGGCATTGCCGCAGTCATACCTCCAATAGCTTCTTCTGCAAATCTTCTTGGCGCTGTTCCTGTTTGCGGAAGTGGAACCATTTCATTGCCCATTCTAGCTAATTCTTGCAAATCGCTTTTTCCTTTAGCGGTTCCAATTCTACCTATTTTTTGTCTTTCAACATTAAAAAGACTGTTGGGAGTTACCAAACCTTTTTGACCGGCTTTACCTGAAGACACAGACCTACTTATGCTATCAAGGTTTCTGTATTGAGTTCTAGCTGTTCTATAAGCGTTTAATAAATCAGTTTTTCCTGCAGCTTCTAAACTTCTTTCTAAATAATCTTGCATTATAGAGTTTAATCTTGCACCCAGACCTATTAAATCAGGTTTTCCTTCTGCTTTTATTAATTTTAAGGTTGCCTTACTTATTTGTTTAAAATCTTCGCCGTCTATAACTCTATTTCCTCCTTGAAGAGCTATAAAATTATCTCTAACCTCTTCTATAATTCTAGGAACGGCGTTTGCTGCAAACTGTTTTTCAACGTCGTCAATAGCTTTGGAAAAATCATTAACTAAATCAGAAGTTATTGGGATTGAAGCTTGTTCTGCAAAATCATCAAATACAGATCCTAACTCTTCATATCTTTTAGTTAAAACTGGAGGTGAAGCTATAGTTTCACCTTGTATTCCCGCTTTTTCTAAAACTTTTGAAGTAAACGTTTCTAATTGAACATCATTTAAATTTCTGCCCATACTAGTAGCGGCTTCTCTAGCTAATATGTTTGGATCTCCCGCTATTTGCCCAACAGTTTCCTGTATACCCGTCTCATCAAATAACCTTTGGGAATCTTCAAGTCTTTGAGCCGTTACAACATCAGGAACGTCAATAGTTCCTGTTTTTAAAATTCTACGACCGCCTTCAATAGCTGTAGGCGTAAGAAGTCCCGCAGCTAGTCTAGCGTATGGCTCAACAGAGCTTCCTTCTGTAGCTTGTCCCGCTACCTCGCTTGTCATTGCCGGAAGCAATCCTTCGACAATAGCAGCGCGTGCGCCCCCAATAGCACCGGCGGGGAAACCC